CGTAGGGCTGGGATTGCTTTGAAAACAATGGAGGGGTTCACCGACGATGTTCTCATGGACATTGGTGTGGCTGTGAATAAGGCGAACGTACCGGAGGTGCGTAAGATCCTCAGGCACGCGGTCACTAAGGGTGAGGATGCGCGTTCTTTGACGGGGTTTACCCGGGCGTTGGGGAAGAGCGATGAGGCGGTGAGGATCAAGCGGGCCACCGGGTTGGACACCGGGTTGCGTATCCGTGTTCCGGGTACGGGTCCAATGGGGCAGTACATGGGCCGTCATGGGCTGGGCGCACCGGTTAAGCGCGGGTTCGCTGCGGTGGACCGTGCGTTGGGTCGCACCCAGATTGGGCGGGGGCCGAACGGGCGGTTTGTGGGGGACTGGTTTGATGCGCAGCGTGTGCGCAACGTACCGACGTTTCATGTGTTGGATTCTGCGGGTAAGCGCATACCGGATAGTGAAGTGTTGAAGGCGATGGCCGCTATGCGGCGGGTGCGGGGCAGGCCGTGGATTGGGAAAGACCCCACGTTGAAAAAGGGGTATGTGTCGCCTACGGCGGGTATAGGCGAAGAAGCGTTGGCGGTGGCTGGGAAGGTAGCCAAACGGCACGTTGAGTTTCGTGTACCCGCGGGGTTTAAGCGGGGCGCCCAGTTGGCGATGGGCGCAAAGTTGTTCGACAAAGCGGATTTCCCGAAGCGTGCTTTCAAGTATGTTGCGGGGCATCGGGTCGGCCCGAATGCCGACAGGTTCGTGTACTCGTGGTACCGGTCGCACATGGTGCCCGGTGGTCAAGTATGGGATGACATGCTGCGGTCGGGTGACCCGGATCAAATCGCCGGGGCGTGGCTTGCTATGACTTCGGGTCGGCAGGCGCAGGGGCGCGCTGCGTTGTGGCGCAGCAACATTGACCGGTTCAAAAGCACACTGGTGAAGCGCACCATGGTCGGGCAGGCAGGGAACCGGGATTTGGGTGAGGCAGCGTACCATATTGTGGAAGCGGCGCGCAGTGGTGACCTGATCGTCAACGGGCAGTTGAACAAGAACAGCGCGTGGTATCAGCGGTTGCCGCAGAGTGTGAAGGATTTGGACGACGGGTATGTGCTGCGTCTGGCCCGCGACTCGCTGCCACTTTTGGAAGAGGCCGACATGCAGGGCGCCCGTTCTTACGGGGTTCATATGGGTAAGGGGGCTGCGGGGGAGGACGTGTTTGAGTGGCCTTTGGCTCAGGGGTTGAGGTCGGAGGAGGGCGTGGGGTATGTGCCGCGTCGGCTGAACGAGTTCGGGCGTGACATCTTTGAGGTCAAGCGCATGACCGACGATCAGATTGAACGGTTGGGGTTTGAGTTGGAGGGGCGTATGACCCCGGCGTCGTTGAAGCAGCGCATGTTCCGGGTTGACCAGCCGGTGCGTTTACCGAAGGGTTCAAAGGCGTTGAAACTGGCGCAGACCAGCGGTTACGCTTGGCAGGACGCTCATGGGGTCCCAGCGTACGGCGGGAAACAGTTTGATTGGTATCTGAGAGTGAAGGGTGCCAACGAGCCGTTCAAGCCGAAGATGCCCAGCGAAGTGGGGGCCAGTGTCCGTACGCAGGTTGATGAGATAGCGCAGCCTGCTTTCGGCGGTTCGATACATGAGGTGGATTTGTTGCCGGTGGTGTCCAGTTGGGGGACTGGGATGAGCCGGGACATAGCGGTGCAGTCGATGTTGCGGCATGCGGCGCAGACGTTCCCGATGATTGAACTGTCTCCGGCTATTGAGCAGCGGTTGGCTGCGGTGGCTGACAAGGTGTTGGACAACTGGGATGAGGCTGGGCGTACTCTGGCTAACCGGGCTAGCGCCCAGTTGGGGGCGTTGGGGACCCTGTTGGTGGCTGGTAAGGCGTCTACGCAGAACATGTTTGAGGATGTTGCTGACCGGTTGAGGGCGGCGATGAGCCGTTCGGGGGTGGCTCCGGAGATGGTGGACCGGTGGATGTCTGTGCAGAACTCCATATGGGACACGGTGGGTGAGGTCAACGTGATGTACGACGATCTTGCTCGTATCGGTGACGATTTGAAGGCTATTTACACCGACAACTATGATGCTATTTTGGCTGGCAAGTGGCGTGCACCGGATTCGGTGCGGCGTATGGCGTTGCGGGCGCACGATATTGCTGCCCGGGTGCAGGAACTTGAGAAGGATGTGTATGGGGTGATGGCTCCGTTGCATCGGCGTCTTGTGGCCGACACAGCAACGCAGGGCATAGCGGGTGCGGACGTTTTGACAGCAACCGTCAGCACCAATCTGTCCAACATTGACAACACTCTGAGCGCCATGCGTGGCACTGGCATGAACGCCGGTGAAGGCCAGTTGGACATCGTCAACCAGCAGTTGCTGTTATTGCAGGCCGGTGACGGGAGCATCAAAGACTTGTCGGATCTGGCCCGGGCTATTGACCCGGATTCCCCGGCTGTTCGTGCTGCGGAGGAGGCTCGTGGCACTGTGTTCGCTCATCCCCCGCCGGGTGCGGGGGTGGAACCGCCCACACCACGGCCTTCTCCACACGAGATGCTGGTCTACCGCGGTACGACTGGCGGGAAGGGAGGCGTTGAGCGCGGCACTATAGAGGCGGGTGCGTTGTCTCTGGGCGAAGGAACGTATGTGACGGACACCCCGATGTACGCTGGCACGTTCGGTGAGGAGGTAACCGAGTACACCCTGCGTGTTAAGCCATACGAGATTTATGATATGGATGCGCCTATCGCTTCTCTCAAGGAGGAGACGGCCAAAACATTGGCTTACGATGAGGGTTTGCCGATACCGGCAAGCGCGCGTGCTGCCCGAAAGTTTTTACAGGACCGTGGTTACGTCACTCTGGGGGACATCTATGAGGAGAGTCTTTCCTCTATACCAACAATCCACTACGACGACCCGCATCGTTATATTAACGAGTTGCTGCTGGAGGATGGGTACAAGGTTATTAAACAGTCAGGCCAGATCGCTGATGAGATGCTGGTCTTAGACTCCAAGGTCTTACGGATGGCTGGGGATGTTGACTCCCGTGTCGCTGAGTATGAGGGGTGGTTGCGTGAGGTGCAGGCGGCTGACCGGCTGGTTGGTCATCAAGCGGAACTCAAACTGGGTGTACTGGAATATGTGGACATGCAGGTCGTGGACGATGCTTTGCGGGGCGTTGAGGAGCGTACCGGGAAGTTGTTGCATCAGACCCGGTTGGATGAGATGGTGGCGGAGATCGCTGATCCGAAACTGCCCCGGCGTACCACCATAGATTCGTTGCGCATGGAGAACGCTACTGGGCCGGAGGTTATGGCCGCAGCAGCGGCCCAGTCTGATGACGCCCGGGTGTTGTTCGATGAGGCGGTCATGTTCCGCACACAGTCCCAGTCGAAAACTGAGGAGTTGGTGGCGCGCGCCCAGCAGTTGGGGGCCGCGGTTGAGGTGGAGGATCCGAGTGATTTCACGCGGATAGCGGCGAAGATCCGGGCGTTGCGAATCCCCGAGTTGAATCAACTGGTTGATGAGATCGACGTGTTGCGTGCCCGGGCGTTTACCGCCGAGTTGACTGCCCAGTCCGCGGCCCGTCAGGCCGCTGACATTCTGGACTGGTCGGCGGTGGGCCGTGAGGCGAAGCGGGCGATGGAGGCGGGGGGCCGCAACGTGTTTGACGGTACGGACAAGTTGGTGTCGGTGTCGAATGAGGATGTCAAGTTGTTCTCTGAGGTGTTTAAGGACATGGCGTCCAACTTCGGGCCGTGGAGGATGGCGTCGGGGAACGCCGAGTTGAACGAAGAGATGATGGCCGCTGCGTACGCGTTCCAGAAGATGAACACACCCAAAGACGTGGAGGGGTTGTGGAAAATATTTGATCGGTTCCAGAACTGGTGGAAGGCCGGTGCTATAGCCACCCCGGGTTTCGTCAACCGGAACATTTTCGGTGCCTTCTACAATGCGTGGCTGGCTGACGTGGATTTGAACGAGATTGTCCGGGCGGGTTTTGCCAGCACGAAGGTGGGGAATCTGGCCCGCAAGGAGGGCCTCTCGTTCATGGAGGCTGCTAAGCGTTTGGCGCAGGACAACGACTATTTCAAGGACTACGTTCGACTGTTGGAACTGGGGGTGCGCGGTAAGGGGCAGGCTACCCGTTCGGTGCGGCTCATGGAGGCGCCCTCCGGGTTGAAGCGGGCGTTGATGGGGGAGATTTACATTCCGACGGGCAACAGCCGTCAGCCGGTGCGAGTGAACTTGGCCCCGTGGTCATCGAACTTTGTTCTGTTCCGCGCTATCCGTTCTGCCAACATGCAAGCGGAGGATGTGATCCGGTTGGGGGTGGGGATGGACACTATCCGGTGGGGGGGCACGGTGGAGGAGGCGATTGATCGGATCGCTATGACCCAGTTTGACTACTCAGAGTTGACCGACTGGGAGCGTAATGTCGGTCAGCGGCTGATCCCGTTCTACACTTGGACGCGGAAGAACGTGGCGTACCAGTTGGAGATGTTGGGGAAGAACCCGTCGAAGTTCAACCGGATGATAGCGGTGAAACGCAATCTGGAAATGGGCACTGAGGATGAGGGAACGGTGCCTGACTACTATTTGGAGCCGTTTGGGATTCGCATGCCATGGGAGTGGGGCGGTGCCCGCGTGTACAGCGTCCCTGACATTCCGTTTCAGGACCTGCTCCGGTGGGATCCGACCCGTCAGAAGGAGGGTGAGGGGTGGACGTACGGTATCACGGAGACGGTGAATCAGGCGTTGTGGCAGTTGAGCCCGATTGCTAAGGTCCCGTTGGAGCGTCTCATGGGGACCCGTATCCGGGCACCCCGTGGGGTGCCGTTCTCAGGGGAGTTTGAACCCGCACCGGCGGTTATCACGGATTACAATCCGCTGATGCCTCTGTTGGAGGGGATTGGCTGGGCGCGTCGGGGGCCTGACGGCTGGGAGATGCGTGACCATAACGTCTATTTCGTTATGAACATGCTGCCCACGCTGGGGAAGTTGCGTCGTCTGTTCCCGTCGGAGGAGCGGTTCCAGCGGAACTTTTTGGCGTCGTGGATTTCCAGTCTGGGTGGTATCAGTGCCCGTCCGCAGACGGAGGAAGTCCAGCGCAACTGGGATGACGTGTTGGAGATGCGTGAGGTCACGCGTCGCCGCCGGGAGGGTTTGCCGCCTATTCCGGGGATCACTCCCGCTGGTGGTGGGGGGACTAGCACGGGGCGTGGCACGGGGTTGACCCGGGGATGATATTATCCGGGGATAATCGGGACACCGGAGGCTACTAAGTGATGTTCTTCGTTGACAGAAACATGTGGGATGCCCAGCCGCCACGCGGCGGGGAGTTCGACGCGTTGACCCCGTGGAGGGTGAAGGGCGTGGTCATACACCATTCGGGGGTGGAGAACGGGCCGAAGGGCACGGCGGCTGTACACGCTTTTGAACGTCACCACCTGTCGAAGGGGTGGGATGGTATCGGGTACAACTGGTTGGTGGATGAGACGGGGACGATCTTTGAGGGGCGCGGTTGGGGGGCGCGTGGCGCGGCCACCAAGGGGTGGAACAGCAAGTCGATTTCGGTGTGTTTCACGGGGTACGGCTTTAAGCGGCCTCATGGGAACGCTCTTGAGTCGATCAAGGCGCTGGTCGGGAAGGCGGAGGAGCATTTCGGGCGTGACATGTGGGTGTCCACGCACCGTCGTAAGAGTACGACGACTTGCCCGGGTGACTGGTTGGGGGACTGGGTTGAGGGGGGTATGACTGAGACGAAGGCTCCCTCTGATGCGGATTGGGGTGCCATCATCCGGTACTTCAAGGATTTGCGTAAGCAGGTGGAGGCGGCACCGTTGCGCCGCCGGTCGCGGGGGTTTCCGGTCAGGTTGGTGCAGGCACGGTTGAACGGCCGGGGTTTCGATTCGGGGGTGGTGGATGGTATTTATGGTCGTCGCACTGTGAAGGCGGTGCGCGAGTTTCAGGGATCGCAGGGGTTCCTGAAGGTAACCGGGGTGGTGAACGGTGATACGTTCGGCGCCCTGTTCTTACAGTGAGGAAGGGTTATGCCAAAGGGCGAAGGTTACGGCACATTTGAGGACACGTTCGGGTCGCAGGACGATCAGTTGTATGATTCGTCTTCGTCTTTCAACATGTGGGACATGTCACAGAAGGCTAAGAAGGCTGCTGCGTATCTGCGTGGCACTAAGTTGGGCAACGCCGCGTTTGGCGGCCGCCCGTTTGGAAAGTAGGGGCCATGCACAGGGATGGTAAGACACCGCGGCTGATCAGGAATGCCGGTCGGGTTCTGGTGGACAGCATCACGCGTGGGAAGACGTTCCGGCCTCCGGCCGGTCAGTCGGTTTCGGCGGCTAAGTCTGCTTTGTGGCGACGTTAGCCGTGGGCAGGAAACGTCCGCGTCCTAGGTACTGATCATGCCGCTGCGGAGGGGCAGGGATCAGAAGACTATCGGTCACAATATCGGTAAGTTGATTTCGGAGGGTCATCCTCGGGATCAGGCTGCCGCTATTGCGTACGATTATTCCAAGCGGTCTAACAAGGGGAAGAAGAAATGAGGAACATGTTGGAGCGGGCAGCGTGGACGCTGGCCCAGTCTTTTCTGGCGGTGTTCGTGGTGTCCGATTTGGCTTCGGCCAAAGCAGCGTTGGTGGCTGGTATTGCTGCCGCGTTGTCGGTCATCAAGACGTATGCTCAGGATCACGTCACGGGGTAGTGATGGACAACGCCGATCTTGACGCCAAGTGGCAGCAGTTCATCAGCGATGAGGGTGGCGCGGTAGAGCAGGAGATCTACCAGTCGTTGCAGGACACTGCGCATTTGTTTGATGTCACGGACGGCACGCATGCCAAGTGGGCTAATGATGGCCTGTTGGGGATGCTGTTGGTGTTTGATCACGATGAGGCGGAAACCCTGTTGGCGGCGTTCCACGCCGGTGTGGAGGGTATTGAGGATGCGACGTACGCTTGGGGTGTTTGGGTCACGTCGCTGATGGGGATGATCCGTCAGTGTCTGATGGGGGCGCCGGAGAACAACTAGTCTCTCAGCCATTTTCGCACGTCGGGGTGGTCTACTAGCGTGTCTATGAGGTGTCGGCGTATCCGGTCGCGTTTGCGGGCCAGTGTCGTTTTGGGGATGTTGAGAATGGCTCCCGTTTTGCGCAGGGAGTTGCCTGCGATGAAGAGTTCTTCGATGATGTACCGATCTTCGGGCGGCAGGTTGTCTACTGCTTCACCGAGGGCTTCGCGCAGGGCGGCTGTGCTCTCTAGTGGTTTCCGGTAGATGGTGACTATGCCGTCGAAGGGGCGCTCTTCCATGAGCGCCTCCAGTTCGGTGAGAGGCCGGTGTCTGTGGATTTGGAGGACGCCGCGCGGCGGGTGCGCTTGGCGTGCGTTGAAATCTACCGGGTATTCTCGTCGTTGACCCATCCGAGCAGCCTGTTCTCTGGTTCATGTGGTGGCTGCTTGGTCGCTAGGTTAACTCGCTTATCATAACACTGTAGCAGTCGATGATGGGGGACCATCCGGAGTCGTCACATTTTCCGGCTTCCATGTAACGGGCCTTGTCGTAGAACTCTTCGGTGGTGAGGGACCCTAGGTACCAGCCTTGGGTCATGTCTTTGAGGACTCTGATGAACGCGTAGCGGTCGCAGTCTTGTTGGGATGCGATGGCTGCTACGGAGCAGTCGTAGTGGGGGCGCGGTTCGGTGGTGACACATTTGGTTTTCACGTCCACGGTGTGGTTGTCGTCCATGACCACATCGTAGTCGTAGGTGTTTTGTCGTTCCCCTCCGCACGCTTGGACGTACATGAGTTCTCCTAGCACTCCGTAGATGGTGCCTTCGCCGGAGCGGATGGAGTTGCGGAGGACGGGGATTTCGGCGGCTAGCCGGGTGGCCTGTTCGACCATGTGGGTGTCAATGGGTATGGTTATCATCGGGTAGGGCCTGTCCGCAGCCGTTGCATTCGGTTTCCATGCGGTCTACTTTCACGGCGGTGATGCGCACCACCTGACCGTCGTCATCCCACGCTACTTTATTTAATGCATCTAATGTGAGTTTGACGTAGTTGTCCAGATCGCCTCTGAGTACTTTAGCGTTGTGAGGGGATTCGTGGACGGTGATGGTGGCACAGTCGGGGGCGTACACCAAGTGGACTTCGACGGGGGTGTGGAACGTGGTCCCTCCGGCTTCCTCCCACGCTTTGCGCACCTCTTTCTCTTCATCCAGTGTGCCTTTGGGGGTGAAGACTTGCCCTTTCTTGTTGTGCCGGGGGCGGGCTTTGACTTTAGGTCGGCGGTTGATGCGTACGAAGAAACTTTTCACGGTCTTTCCACGCCTCCTTCCGGGCTGATTCGATCATGCGGTGCAGCCGTTCCTTCCCGTCGGGACGCTTGGAGAACTTGCCTCCCCATTCGTCATCTGCGTCTTTCAGTTCGTTGAATATATCACCGTCGCCGTATCCTTGGCGGATCATCGCGCAGGCCAGTCCGAACAGTGTGCTGGACCGGTCGCCGTGGGGTTTGTCTTTGCTGGTTCGCGGGCCGGTGCGTCGGATGGCTTCGGCCATGCCGGTGAGCCGTCGTCCGGTGTAACTGTAGGAGGGGCGCGTCACTGGCTTCGTTTCGCTCTGCTTGTACAGGGCGTGGGCTGCTTCCCATTGTTGGGGGGTGACGCGTTTCTCTAGGGCTGCGGCTGCGAAGGAGCCGGGTGGGATCTGCGAGTAGGTGACGGTGGGGTCTACCATCTCGTTCTGGGATCCTTTGCGGTCGGCGGGGTAGGGGAGGCGCATGCCGTTGCCGACTCTGCGACCGGTGAGTACCAGTTGTTTCGGGTTGACTTCAGTGATGGGTGCGTCTACGACGTTGCATGCTCCGATGAGCCCTTCGCGTATGGTGCGGGCGGGGACGGTTTCGGTGAAAAAAATCCAGAGGTGGTATCCCTTGGATCTAGACCTCTCTACCCAAGCAGTTATTTCTAGTTGGTTTAATACTTGGTGGACATTCCGGGCATGTGTGAAGGACTCGGCCTCCCCCTCATCCCAGTCCACACACCCCCACCACGCCACAAACGCCTCAGGAGCCCCTGAGAGGCCCTCTACGGCGATCAGAGGGTAAACCCCGATACCTTCCCCATCTTCGGTCAGGTGCGCCTCCACGGCCCTGTAAAAGGCCTCTCCGGACGCTTCGTAGTGTGACCCGTCCGGTTTCTCCCACGGTCCGAACCAGCCCTCCGTGGTGGAGCGGGCTATCTTGCCGCCCTGAAACAGGGTGACAAAGTTGTCCACCACCTCACCATGCATGGTTCTACTCGTCCTTAGAGGACCAGTCTTCAACCAGTCGCTCCATGTACCCCATGGCATCACTCTGCTCCACGAACAGCATGCGGATGTTCTGATTCTCCAACACAGCCCAGCGCACCACCCAATGCCCGGCGCCCATCGGCACCGAAATCTTCTGCATCGTCACATCAGGTATCAGTGGCATCCGGAATCAACTCCTGATGGTACGGGTGAACGTGCCCGCACACCGGGTCCAAGTAGTAGGTCTGATCGACCAACCGCGCGGTACGCTTGTTCTTGCACAGGTTCATGTTCACGCTGTTGGCGTGGTACTCCGTTTCCCACCGTGACAGGTCATGCCGGTCCTTCTTACGGTACACCTCCAACACGAAGATCGCCTCATGCTCACCACCGTACCGGCCACCGTACAACCCGGCCGCATACCCCGGTTGTGACGAGCCACGCCCCGACTGGTGAACCAAACCGATTGGTACACGCTGATCCTTAGCCCACCGTTTCACAGCCTGCGCCTTGGACACCACGCCCACTGCGTCGGAGTCACCGCCGGGGAGCAGTTCCAAGTAGTCGATCATGCAGAACGACGGGTCCACACCCCACCACGCACGGGCCTCATCCATGACCCGGCTCATCTCTTCCAAGTGGACCGACTCGTCAACTATCGCCACACGAGACAGTTCCTGCGTGGCGGCACGCTCCAAATCGGACAGCGTGTCCTTGTCGCCCCGCTTCACCGCTTCTTCCACCTCCTCAGACGCACGGCCCTTCAGGAGGCAGAACAGTTTCATCAACACCAGTTCGCGTGGTTCATCCAACGAGAAGATCACCGCATGGGTGTCGTGGTGGTTGATGAGGTTCCACACAATGCTGTTGAGAAGGATCTGAGACTTCCCCGTGTGGGATCGTCCCAGCACCATCATCACCTCACCGCGGCCCACGCCACGGGTAGCAAGGTCGAACTCTGGGAACCCCAGATACCACCGTTCGGTGGGGTTCCGGATGAAACCCACCAGACTGTCAGCGACAGCCGAAGTGAGCAGGAACCGCTTGGGGCGCTTGCCGGGTTCGGGCTGCTCCTCCGGGGGGTCACCCGGCGCCTGCTGCACAGCAGCGAGACGACGGGCAACCTCCCCTTCAGAGTGCAGGGTTGCCATCGATTATCCTAGGATAATGCTACTTGGCACCTGCCTTGGCCCGTATCTGTCGCCCAACCTCAGCCAGTGCGTCCCCGGTCTTGCCCGTCTTCGGGCACACGAACCATGACGGGAAGTTGGCGCTGCCCGCGGCGTCCTTGCGGGTCAGCCACACGCCCTTACCATCAGTGGATCGACGGTACGCGGGTC